ATCTTTGGAAGCAGTCATGGATCAAATATCACAAATCAGACCAGGTATTAGATTGGCATAACCATAGTTGGCTACTACATGGTTATGTATCAATTGATCCGAAAGATACAAGAACAATTTTTGAAGATGGAACAGAAATAGTAAATAAAATTGGTAATATTTATATCGGCCCTTGTAATTTAAGACATAGAGTAGTAGTTGACAAACCTTATGAAGGGAATAGAATTACATTAGGTTTTGATGTAATAAATAAAGAATTTGAAAACGATAAAATATCTTTTATACCTTTATGAATTTAAGTAAAAATTTTACTCTTCAAGAGTTAACCAAGTCGGACACTGCTGTTCGTAAGGGTATAGATAATAATCCAAACTCAGATCAAATAGCAAAACTACAACTACTTTGTGAAAATATTTTACAACCCGTCAGAGATCATTTTGGTCCAGTGGTTGTAACCTCCGGCTACCGATCTCCGGAGTTATCTGTTGCAATAGGAAGTTCTATTAACAGTCAGCACTGTAATGCGGAGGCTGTTGATTTTGAGTGTCCAGGAGTCGATAATGCTGAACTCTGTGACTGGATTTATGAAAATTTAGATTTTGATCAAATGATTCTTGAATATTATAAGCCAGGAGAACCTAACAGCGGATGGTGTCATTCTAGTTATGTTGAAGATAAACCTAGGAAGCAGTTCTTGCGTGCCTTTAGAGAAGATGGTAAAACTAAGTATAAACCAATTTTAGGAAAGGCAGTAGATTTATAATGGCTATAGGAAGAGGACAAATATCAGCACAGATAGATGGTAAACTTAGAGGAGCTAGAAAGAAAAAGGCACCCTCAGGATATCATTACATGCCGAATGGTAGGCTTATGAAAGATAGTGAACATGCGAAAAAAAAATCCAATAGCAAAAAACCTAAGGTCTTCAAAGTTTAAGCTAAAAGTGATACAATCGAAGAAATTGTATAACCGTAAAAAGGATAATAATGGCAACTTCAGGAACTACAGCATTTGATTTATCTATAGAAGAGATAATACAAGAAGCCTATGAACGATGTGGGATGGTTACTACGAGTGGCCACAGTCTAAGATCTGCTAGAACAAGCCTTAATTTATTATTTGCAGAGTGGGCAAATAGAGGTATTCATTTATGGAAAGTATCTTTAAATGAAAACCAACTAGTTTCAGGACAAGCTGAATATGCTGTTGATGGAAATGTAAGTGATGTTTTAGAAGCTTTTATATCTACTACGGGTGCGGGTGCGAACACAGTCAATACTCAAGACGTTGCTTTATCAAAAATAGATAGATCAGCATATTCTGCACTACCTAATAAATTAGCAGTAGGGCAACCTTCACAATATTATGTGGACAGACAAGAAATACCAAAAATATATTTATACCAAGCCCCTGATTTAAGTACGTACACTTATTTAAAATATTACGTAATTAAAAGAATTGAAGATGCAGGAGCATACACAAATGATGCTGATGTTGTTTTTAGGTTTTTACCCTGCATGGTTGCAGGACTTGCTTATTATCTAGCAATGAAAAATGCACCTACACTTGTGCAGCAAAATAAATTAATTTACGAAGATCAATTAAAAAGAGCTCTGGATGAGGATGGTCAAAGAGCTTCTACGTTTATTACTCCACAATCATTTTACCCTAATGGAATATAACAATGGCTAAATGGGCAACAGGAAAAAGAAGTCAAGCAATATCAGATAGATCCGGTATGGCTTTTCCATATAATGAAATGGTAAAAGAATGGAACGGTTCTTTAGTTCATTATTCTGAATTTGAACCTAAACATCCTCAAATTAGAAGAAGACACTTTACTGCTGATGCTATTGCTTTACAAAATACAAGACCACAAAGATTTCAACAACCTACTAATATAGATGGAGTAATTGCTTCCTCAGGTGGGCAAGGAATGGCAACAGCTGACCTAGCTCTTCCTGGAGATTTTGCTTTTGATAACCAAGGTATTTCAACAATGAAACCTGCAGATCCATCACTACAAAATAGAAGAAGAGAACTTTTAATTAACACAGGAAACGTAACCGTGGAGATTTCATAATGGCTATATCTTATTCAGATTTTTTAACTCAAGTTCGAAACTACACAGAAGTAGATTCAAATGTTTTAAGTGATGCAATTATTCAAGATTTCATAAGATCTGTAGAATTAGACATTGCAGGTAAAGTTGATTACGATGATTTAAGAAAATATTCATCCTCTAATTTTACTGCAAGTAATAGATACGTAAGTTTACCTTCAGATCTTACAATAATAAGATCTGTGCAAGTAATAAATGGTTCAACAAGAACTTTTTTAGAAAAAAGAGACACAAGTTATATATCTGAATTTAACGGAAGTGGAGCTACTGGTTTGCCTGCTTATTGGGCTAATTGGGATGAATTTAATTTATTAGTGGCACCTGTCCCTGACCAAGCATATGAGGTTCAAATAAATTACATTACTGATCCACCAAAATTTACTTCAACAAACCAAACTTTCATATCTAAGTATCAAGAATCAATGCTATTGCATGGTGTACTAACAGAAGCTTTTAGATTTTTAAAAGGCCCTATGGATATGTACAACTTGTATGAAAAGAAGTATAATGAAGAAGTACAAAATTTTGCCCTACAGCAAATGGGTAGAAGAAGACGAGCGGAGTATGATGATGGTGTACCTAGAATACAGGTGCCTTCACCGACTCCAAATACATAAATTAATTAAGGAGAATAATTATGGCAATAACAACAAACGCAATCTGTAATTCTTTTAAAAAAGAATTACTTCAAGGAAAACACGACTTTGATACATCATCGGACACTTATAAATTAGCGCTGTATACTAACTCAGCAACTTTAGGTGCTTCAACTGAAAATTACACTGCAACAAACGAAGTGGCAAATTCAGGTGCTTACTCAGCAGGTGGTGGAACACTTGTAAACCAAGGTGTTAAAGTATCTTCTGGAGTCGCTATTACAGACTTTTCAGATCTTTCTTTCACAGGTGTTACATTAACAGCTAGAGGAGCTTTAATTTATAATACAACAACAGACGGTGGTACAGGTACTACTGATGCAGTTGCTGTATTAGATTTTGGTGGTGATAAAACTGCAACTGCAGGAACATTCACTATTCAATTCCCTGCATTTACGACAGCAGCAGCAATATTAAGAATAGCTTAATAAAGGAATAAGATGAAATGGCTACTTGGAATAAACAAAAATTTAAATTTAATTTTTTTTATCTAGGTAGCTATTTCTTTTTTCAAAATAAAAATTTAACTAAAGTATCTTCCTATGGCTAATCCTTGGGGTTCAGGATCGTACGGTAGTGGTGAATACGGCACTGGGTTAGAAAATGTAGATGTTTTCCCAACAGGGATCGGTGCGTCTATATCATTAGGTAATGAAACTACAACAGCAGAAGTAAATGAAGGTTGGGGAAGAACTGAGTGGGGTAATCTTGCATGGGGTGATGCTTACTCTGTACAAACAGGATCTGTTTCAGCACAAACTGCAGTCGGTGCAGTATCTACTCAAATTGACGTATCTGTATTAGTTCAAGGGATTGCTTTATCTTCTGCTATAGGAAATGAAACTATTAAAGCAGATGCAATTGTAACTCCTAATGGAATCACTTTATCTGTTGTTACAGGTGATGAAGCTACTCAAGCAGATGCAATTGTTAGTCTAACTGGAAATTCTATTTCAATTGTTACAGGTAATGAAGCTACTCAAGCAGACGCAACTGCAAGTCCTAATGGAATTGCTTTATCTACTACTATAGGTGAGGAAACTACTCAAGCAGACGGAATTGTAACTCCTAGTGGAATTACTTTATCGGTTATTATAGGGGATGAAGTTCCTCAAGTAGATGCAATTGTAACTCCTAGTGGAACTGCTCTATCGGTTATTATAGGTGAGGAAACTACTCAAGCAGACGGAATTGTAACTCCTAGTGGAATTACTTTATCTACTGCTATAGGGGATGCAATTTCTCAAGTAGATGCAATTGTAACTCCTAATGGAATTTCTTTAACAGGTTCAATAGGAGAAACTCAAGCTTTAACTATTCAAGGTACAGGACTTTCTACGGGAGTAGGTTTAGTAGATATTCAAGCAGGTGGAAACATATT